CTATGGATTGCCATGATAACGTCGTCACCATAACAAATGAATTCCACATACTTCTCAAAGCTGTTCAGTGAGCTGATCTCTGGTCTTTCCTTTTCCATGATACCAATCCAAGCGCACATCGCATACATTTGATTGCTAACCGAGTTAACTATCACCGTGTTCATTGCCCCAGAAGGGCTCCCACAGCTAAGTTCAACGGCAACTTTCTTATACATGTTTTTCGAGTTGATTGCGCGTTCACCGAGTACCTTTCGAACGATGGAATGTTCTTTTGGCGCTCCGTGGAATTCGTACCAGTCTGTCATTATATCATAGAATCCAGTTACGAATTTCGTGGATAATCGAGGTCCAAATTTCTTAAAATCACCTTCGCCTATATACTTTGATTTTCGAAGTAGGCGTTGGGTCATCTGATTCCATTCGGGAGACTGTGGGTTAATCCCAACAGCGTGCATTAAGTGCTCTCGATTTTCCTGAAATGCGTAATTGAAGTCCATGGTGTATTGACGTGCGGCTAAGGTTAGATGCAGTGAACTGCCTTGAATCAGGCGAACGTTATCCCGTTTGTGCAAAGCCAAGCGTTCATCTTTCAATGATAGCTGGTAGATGGTTAATGGCACTATTCCTTTCAACATCAATTCTTCCTCTTCTTTTATCAAGGAATAAAGACTTTCGTCGATACCCCTCAAATTATGATCGTCGTCGAATTCAAGAAGGTCTCGCTTCTTCTTATAACCAGACATCAAGGACCAGGGAACTCCTGGTCCAGTTGACATAGTGATCCTAGGGATGTGACCTGGTATTCCGCAGACCGCTTCAGAGAGCGTTCTGCGACTTACCAGTTCCATCACTGGGATACACTGTGCCCGATATTTGGCTTTAAGATGATCCAAGACCTCCTCAAAATGTTGTTCAGGGAAGTCGATGTGTGGGACATAGTGTTTGAGGCCGTTGATGATGGCCGTTTCTCCATTATCACCATTTTGCGATAGGTTGGCTGGGGCGCGGATGACAGGCCCAAATTTCTCATGGCAAACGGAGGGGCGAATGGTGGTCTTGATTGATTGATAGACACTTCCAGACGCCTCAATGTTCCATGTTTTCTGGTCTTTTGGGTCGAGTGATACTTTCGGTCGTGTTGATTTTAATGCCATGAGGGTTCCGCTGGAACCAAGCATGGAATTTTGA